GGCACAGTCTTTCAGGTTGTTTCTGCGCTGATAGCACCCAAACCAGAAATACCTCAAGTTCAAGATACCGCTGTAGGTCAGAGACAAACACGTGAGCAGCGCTTTTCGCCACGCTTCGGCTTCAACTCCGCCCAAGAACTCGGCAAATACGGCGATCCCGTGCCGCTTGTCTATGCCGATCAAACCGTCAACCCAAATGGCGGTGTTCGCATAGCAGGATCTCTTCTTTGGTCTGCTGTTCGCAGTTTTGGCAGCAGTCAGTTTCTGCAAATGCTGATGATGCTGTCGGGAGGACAGATTACTGCCATTGACTTCGAGCGCTCCGCCTTTGGTCAAACCGTCATCACAGACCTGATTGCACAAAATCGCTGGATTTACTTCAAGACGCAGGGCACTGGAATTCTCTCTTTTGGGGATGAGGTAGCCGGTGGCGGCGATGAAGACCCCACGAAATACGGCAGTGGTACGAGCGATGTATACGCACTCGAATTATCACCAGGTGTATTCACCGAGGGCTTCAGTCAGGCTTACTCGCCGTCAAGTTCTAACGCTTTTGGTATCTACAGCCCAGTTCCACTGGGTGTAGTGCTGTACCTGCGCGATGAACAAGGAAACAAGAACAAGGTTGGATTAGGCATCAAAGCCGAACTACCTGGATGGAGCGATGCGCCCAGTGAACCGCTCAATCCAATTGCTCAAGGCGCGACACTGAAAGTAATTATTGCAACAACAAAAAATCTTCCAGTAGATGATAGTTTCTCCTCGGATCTCACACGAGCTTCGGGTGATGCGCGTCGCACTCTTGCAAGCTCTTTTGATGATTCAGGTATCTTCAAGCTTGGCTCTGCAAAGTTTAAGATCAAAAAAGTTGTCGGTACATCAACAGACGAAGATCGCGTCATTGCCGAGCTGACCTGCACCGAGCCCGGCCACGCGCCTTCAACCCCCTATAACTACGACGAGCGCAACGATTTTCGCAGCTTCTTTGACCAAGATCCAGACTACAAAGCCAGTAAAAAGATTTACGAAAATTTGATCAAGCTAGACGACAGAAACCAGCAAGACACTATACAATTTTTGGGCGTGCCAGACGAATCACAAAATTTCGTTATTGATTCTGTTGAAAGTCTTCTCGAGTCTGGGCAGATTTGGGAGCTAGTAACGATTGAGCAGGAATACAAAATACCACCAAATAAAAACTGGAACAGTGAAAGAACAGCCACTCGCTTTGTAAGCAAGTTCTATAAATTGCGTGATATAACGAAAGCAGAGAAAGCTGCACTGCGCCTATACAAGAGCTACAAAGACGCCTTACAGTTAAATGCAGACGATCGCTACTTCATCAAAGTAGTCTCTCGCTACGAAGAAGCAACTTACACAACACTTGCATCTTCTGACATCATCTATTTGTCATTGCGCTGTCAAGTTTTTCGTCGCATTTCTGGCCGTCAGCGCGTTTACGGAAGCAAACAGGTTAAGGGGTATCCCGAGAGCGATAACGGCGTCAAGCAGCGCACTGCCATTTTCATGCTGCGCTATCGCAAAGCTGGAGCCGCCGAATGGCTGTACGCCCCAGGTTTCTATGCCGTACGCCGTGCCGCAGAGCAAGACAATTTCGTCTATCTGAAATTCAAGGGAAATGAATTTGCAAGCTGGCAATTTCGCCTCGAACCAGTCATTGATCCGATCAGTGAAGTCAAGACACACCCCCAGATTCAAAGCGAGCGAGAAGATGGAAGCCTCACGGTCTTCTACCACTACCTGCAGAACTCCCCCAAGGAGGGCGAAGGCGAGCAAACACTGAGCTTGGGCGAAGGCAACTACTTGTATTTCACAGGCTTCTCTCAAGAATCAAAGCAGGGATTCACATATCCACTTCCCCCGCTGAATAAGTCTCCTCGCGGTACTAACGAATGGGATCTATTCAGTCTTGACGCCGACACTGACCTGACAGCCTCGTTCGATCGCGGCCCTGAATTTGTGTTGTCTGCAGTAACAGAACAGCAGTTACAAGCGTACAATCGCCAAACACTGTACAGAAACCTGTCTCTTATTGGTTTCAACGTATTCAGCGGCAAGAGCCTGCAGGACATGCGATCGTTCTCTACGCACGTCACACAAGGCAAGCCTGTCCGCCGTATCAATGTAGACACAAAATTAGCACCTAGCGAACCCGATGGCCCTAGCTGCTACGCACCTGATATTTTCCTTGATACCGTTTACGACACAGAAGACGGCATCGGCAAATATGCCGTAATTGACGCTATTGACGTCACAAAGCTCGCTGAAGCAAAGCGCTTCTGCATCAAAAACAAGCTCTTCATGGATTGTCTGATCGCCGACCCCGGTAACTGGCGACAGTTCTGGGTCTCGAGTGCGCCTTACAGCCTGCTCGAGTTCGCCCGTATCAACGGACGCGAAACCCTTGTGCCCAGTGTTCCCTTCAACCCGCTCACCGGTGAGATCACGCAGGACGTTGCCATCTCCGCGCTCTTCAATCAAGGCAACATCATCGAAGACAGCTACAAAGAGGAGTTCATGGACTATGACTCCAACGTGCAGGACGTTATAGCCACTGGTATCTATCGTGCTACCGAGCCCGGAAGCGCATTTGCTGTCAACAAGTCAGTTGCTGTAAAACTGCAAGACGCAAAAGAGGTTGACTGTGTTCGCCAAACATTTGACCTATCTGCTTTTGTCACAACAGAAGAGCAGACCATTCTATTCCTGAAGCTTATTTGCAATCTTCGCCGTCACGTGCGCAGTGCTATTGAATTTAAGACCTTCCCTACAACAACGCCAGTTTTTCCAGGTGCTTACATCTACGTTGATGTTGGCTTCAATGCGTGGCAGGGCGTGCGTACCGGTGTAGTCGAGGCTGATGGCTACCTCAACGTGCCGCTTGATAACAGCATCCCGCCTGATACAAACTTCTCTGCACTACTCTATCGCAGCGATCGAGGCGTAGTTTCTCTTACAAACGTGCGTGTTCAGAACAATCGCTCAGCGCAACTCGTCGGATACGAAGGCCATCTCTTCGTCCTCGGTGAGCAAGTCACTTCCAAACGAGTGTATAGAGTCTCTGACGTGCAAATGGATGAAGAGGGTGAAGTGACAATACGTGCAACGATTTTCCCCTGCGATAGTCAAGGCAAAGCGCTCATCTCAAACTTCCAAGATGAACTGTTCAGCGTGACCCGCTAGTATCAAGTTATTGATCCGGCTCTCATGGCTTTCTATACAGGACGCACTGGGGCTCTGTACCTGACCTCAGCAGGCAGCGGCGAAGTCACCCCTACCTCGCAGCAACGTGCCCTGAAGCTGCGCGATTGGTCGCTCGATACCACCCTTGCGCTGCTGGAAACCACCACGCTTGATACCGCAGTCAAGACCTATACCCCTGGCGTCGTCAGCTCCACTGGCAGTGCAACCGTTCTGTACTACCGCCGCGACGGTTCCACCAGCTCCGAGCCCGGCGTGCAGTTCGATGAAATCCTCGGGAAGCTGATGAAGTCCACCGAGGGCGGCGTCACCGAGAACGATCGTGTTGGCATCGTGCTCCGTGCAGGCACACAGCAAGGGACAGCGGCTGACATTAAAGACGATATTGCGTTTAACGCCTACATCACAAATACATCGTTGCGTGTTAGCACATCTGAGCTGACGTCAGTCGCAATTCAATTCACTGTTGATGGCCCATTCCGCGAGCTTGTTGACGCATGACGTTCTTCCTGGGGCATTACGGCAAAATCAAGCTCAGTCGCAAGTCTCAGCTCAGCATTGAGACTGTTGTTGCGCCCGCTGACGTCAACACGAGTCTGAATCGCTTCAGTTTTGATGAAGCGCTCGACAACATCTACACAGGCGATCAAATCGTATTATCGACAGACGACGCTCGTAAGCTTGATTTTATACCTGCTGCAAGCTGGGAGGATGGCAGCAATACCACGCAAAATGAATTTGTCGCCTACTGCAATGTAAACAGCATCGGCGGCATTCGTTTGTTTGACAATTTCGCTGCTGCTATCAACAACGATCGCACGCAGGAGTACGCACTCGAGAGCTTCACCGGCGGTGATCTTCCAGTCACCGTTCGCCTTTACGGTTCGGTTGAGCGTTTGCTTGGTGACGTCACTGGCTATACGTTCAGCACTGATCGAGAATCGCTGGATACGACAGTGATGTCAGATAAGTTCAAGAGTCTGTATTCGGCTGGAGTTATTTCTGGATCTGGCAGCATAGATTGCTTGTTCAATCCAGCCGCCAGTGGATTATCAGAAAACTCGCTGCTCATGCTGCAGCTAATCATGCGCACCGATGTAGGCAGCGACTTCAAGTGCTATCTACAGCTGAATGAAAGCGAAGCTGACGATACTACACCCAGTGTCTACTATGAGTTTGACGCAATGGTTGTCAAAGCTGGAATCGAAGTCCGCGCCGATCAGATTATCAGTTGCGCCATTGATTTTGTAACAACGGGCGAGATTCAACTTGTTGTAGGTCAGCCGTCTGGATACTTACTTAAAGAAGATAACGATCGCATTCGCCTGCAACAGGGCCTTGATTTTCTTCTGACTGAAGTAACTGACTAAACTGCGGGAAGCACCCAGTAGAGGACGCTTCCGTGGCGGATCAGCGCATTACCCAACTGCAGCCCCTGACCGAGGCCGAGGTCGCTGCAACTGACGTTCTCCCGATTGTAGATATTTCTGCGAGCGAGAATAAGAAAGTAACCGCCAAGGATCTGTTTGAGGCCGGCGCAGCACTAGCTGATAACTCCAGTATTGATATTTCAAAGATCAATCAATCTAGTGCTACTAAAATCAGCACTACTGCGCTTGCTGATGACTCTGTAACTGCCGCAAAACTGGCCGCAGATAGCGCGATCGTCTACGACAGCGTTGAGCCGACTACTGACAACTTTGAGGGGCGTGGCTACGTCAACAGTACAGATAAAAGCCTGAAGATCTACGACGGAAGCGCCTACGCACAGGTTGTTGCTCCCACTGCAGGCATTGCAGATGGTGCTGTAACGACTGACAAGATTGCAGAAAACGCAGTCAATACATCAAAAATTGATGCAGCGGGTCTTGCTACTGGTGCCTTTGCTGATCTTGCAGTTACGGGCGCCAAAATCGCCAACTCCACAATCACTGCTGGCAAATTTGCCACTGGCGCTGTCGATACGGCCTCTATTGCAGATCTCAATGTCACAACCGGCAAGATTGCAAATAGCGGCGTAAC